TGGTGAGATTCTATCATACTCACAACTAGAGGGTCTCACTGATAGTAACGTTCTCTAGCACTCTCGGACTCCTTGATAGTGGATTCTCATGTCTCTGGTCTCCCAGTCACATGGCGGGTATCACCCCTGTCCTAATATACATTACCCCGTGCTTGACCACGTAGGTTATTCTGTCACATCCTATGAAACATCCGTCGATGTTTCAAGAGCGGAGTATCGGAATCGAACCGACGACATCTAACTTGGAAGGATAGCGTTCTACCGCTGAACTAACTCCGCATATGAGACAATCATAAACCATATAGGTTTGATTGTCAAGTGTCGATGAAAGGACTTGAACCTTCACAGATTAATCTACTGGAACCTAAACCCAGCGCGTCTACCAATTCCGCCACATCGACTTGATGGAGCAAGTGTGATATATCTCATAAGGATATAACAGTGACTTACCCTCTATCTTACCACGGCATTCTGGTTTATCTTTCCAGTGCAAGTGGTAACACCCCTGGTAGGATTTGCACCCACGACCAACGCTTTAGAAGAGCGATGCTCTATCTCCTGAGCTACAGGGGCATATTATCATATTCCCAATGACAATTAGGACATAATGCCATTAGGTTTTCTTTGGAGTTTATAACACTTATAAGTGTATCTCCTTCAAAAGTTGAAATTCCTTTTTTATGAGCAATCTCAACATGTTTATTATAACCGCACTTTTCGCAAGTGTCAAGCCCCAATTTCTTAGCGATTGCTCTTGCTCTAGTGCGTACTAATGCATATGCAGAAGACCTATGATGTTTTTCATAGATTGCTTCTGTCAATGTCATATCCTTTACCTCTTTGGTTTTTAACCATTCAAGGTAATGCTTTTTACATCTTGCTCTTTGTGCGTTAATAAGTTTTCCACAATCTAAACATTTATGTTCTGGTTTTCTTTTTGGGCTAACTCTATTATTATAAGAATTGGCACAACTTCTACCACAAAATTTAGTTTTAGTTGGATTACCACACTTTAAGCAAGCATTCATATTGGAACATATAACTAATATTATTTATAATAATACTAGGTTCCAATATTATCACTCCTCTTTGCAATCGTCAACCCATGGAGCACATAACCTCATTTCACCTCCTAATAGTTTTTGAGCCTCAGAGTTATCTGGAGATTTCTCTATCAACCGGGACAAAGGTAGTCTACTGTCATTAGAACCCTCTGTCAAGCGTCCATACTCACGAATCGCCTTATCCACATCTCTCTCAACTCTCCTCTCCAGAACACCAGGATCTTGAAGTAGAACATCGTTGATTATGGTCTGAGGACCTAAACCTCGTCTAGGAGGTCCCAGAGGCGCTCCTGTGACGCTCCTGTGCATTGAGGAGGGTCACTACAATACCACTGAGTATGATGCTTATAAGGATTATCTGCTTCTTATCAGGTCTCTTCTTTCCAAAGTTAAAATTAAACATAAAAAAAGAGGAGTAGCAACCACTCCCCTATATTTATTATTTTATCACATCATTCTTCTGCGATCTCTTTTTCATCTTCATCAGACCCATCTACTGGTTCTGCTACAGTCACTCCGATTTGAGAAAGATATTCAATAGCACCATCAACTCTAAGAAGTAAATCTCTTTTTGTTGTTAATAAAGCAGATAGTTGTTCATATTCTTCCTTAAGTGCTTGTCTTTGCTTAAGAAGATTTGTAAGATGTTCTTGCTGTTCAGTCATAATAATTGCACATTTGCTTCTTATTTATAAAATTAATCTTCGGATTCTAAAGAAACAATCTCAAGTTCATCTCCTTCGGGTTCAATCCACTCATAAAACTCCGCAAGAATAGACCTTGCATCCTCTTTTGAAACACTCATATCAGCAGCACGGTCAAGAGACCACTCTCGCACATGTCCAACAATGTCCTCAGTCGTCATTACCATAGTAGTCTTTTCTGAAATATCTGGACAATACATTCGAATTGTAGAATGCTGGTTCTCCCGTGTCAAGGGCTTCTGTGAGGACATTGTTGACGAAGAGTTGTCGGGTCTCCTCATAGTTTGTTTTGCCCTTTGTTTTATGTAATGATAAGATAGTTCTACTAAAATTTTCTCTGCCAAATTTACCAATGTCTTCTTTAAGTTCCGGACAAGACCCATAATAGTTTTTCCAATCAGATTCCGATTTTACTTTTCTTTTTTTGCCTTTAGGAGTTCTGAACTGCCACAGATATTTCCTCCCAATGTATTTTCTGTTGTTGGACTTATTGGTAATGAGATAAACAAAGCCAAAGTAGTCCCCAATATCATCGCTGGTAAAAGGTTTACCATTATAAAACCAAGGGTTTTCATAGTCAATATCTGTACTCATCAAGCATATCAAGAACCTTGTTCAGATATTTATTAGCAAGATCTTTGGGATTAGAATGCCAAGTTGGATCGTCATATAACTGTGCTTTTAATTTTAAAATACGAATCTTAAATTCGTCTTTGCTCATTTGGTTTTTTGACACAATAAAAAAGAGGAGTGTTACCTCCTCTATCTATAATATTAAGTAGTTATGCCTACTCCCCATTCTTTACAATAGTCATAATCACCAAACAAATATTCATCACACTCTGCTGCCTCAATATAGGCATTCATGATTTCCTGTTCGCACCATTCATCATAGTTTGAATCCTGAGAAAGTATTTTTGGTAACATCTTGTTTGATTCCGCCAACTACATATGATTCTACCTCAGTTTCCTGGGGAGCAACCTGAAGACCTTTGGAAGAAATCCAGTGCTGAGTCCAAGGAAGTGGGTTATTGTTTGCTGCGATATCGTATTGGGGCTTTAACCCAATTGCTTTAAGTCTTCGGTTTGCAATCCACTCTACGTATTGTTGAAGAAGTTTGTCGTTAAGTCCAATCATGCTGCCATCTTTGAACAGATAATCTGCCCATCTTTTTTCTTCATTTACAGCACGATCAAACATAGCATACGTCCACTCCTCCTCTTCTTTCATAATCTGCTTCATTTCTGGATCATCACCATCACGCCACTTATTCAGAATATTCTGTGTAATGGCTAGATGTTGGTTTTCGTCTCTTGCGATGAGAGAGATGATTTTAGCGGATCCTTCCATAAGCTTAAGTTCGCCAAAGGCGAAACTACAAGCAAAACTAACGTAGAAGCGAATACCTTCAAGAATGTTAACGTTGGCGACTGCTCTGTACAGTTTTCGTTTGACATCGTTGAGTGTTTCTTTTGCGTATGATACTCCTTCAAGATTGTGCATCCAAGCATCGGATACACCATACTGTTGAGATGATTGAATAAAGTCATCATATGATTCCGTAACGCTCTTAGCACGTTCCAGAATGCGTTCATCAGTCACAATCTTATCAAACACCTCACTTGGGTCAGAATATACATTTTTAATAATGTAGGTATATGAGCGTGAGTGAATCATTTCCATGAATCCCCACACCTCCATACATGCTTCCAATTCAGGAAGTGAGCAATATGGAATAAATGCCATACCAGGTCCACGACCCTGAATAGAATCAAGCATAATCTGATACTTCAGGTTAGAAGTATAGATATGCTTCTGCTCAGGACGAAGTGTTTGATAGTCTCCACGATCCTTCTGGAGAGATACCTCTTCAGGTCTCCAGAAGTATCCTAATTGCTGAGTTGTTAGTTTATCGAATACAGGATATTTGTATGAATCATATCTTTGAACTCCCAAAGGTTTTCCAAAAAACATTGGTTGTTTTTTAGTATTCACTTGATCAGTATTAAAAACTGTCATTCCTTTAATATTTGTTTGGGGTTCTTCTGTTGAAGAAATCTTAAACTGCACAGGATTCACACTCTCCCTCCTCTACTGAACTTAACTCACTTAGCAAATCTTGAAGATTGGGTTTTTCATCTTCTACCTCATCACTCTTCATATCATGTGTGTTTTGATAGTAAGAAGTTTTCCACCCGTACTTGTATGTAGTCAAAAAGTCATTTGCCATAACTGAGACAGGAACTTCATTGTCTGGATAGTTCTCTGGATTATAAGACCAGTTTCCAGAAATCGCTTGATCAAAGAACTTTTGCATAACAGAGACAATATTAATATACCCATTATTGCTAGGCATATCCCAAAGAAGCGTATAAGCATTCTTAAGAGTATGATACTGGGGAACAATCTGTTTGAGTGGCCCTTTCTTACTTTTCTTAATGGACAAGAACCCGCGTGGAGGTTCGATTCCATTAGTTGCGTTTGACACAACGGAACTGCTCTCCGATGGCATCTGTGCGGACAGTGTGCTGTGTCGGAGACCGTGCTCCAGGATAGATGCTCTAAGACCTTCCCAATCATGTTGATACTTAATAGATGAAATTTCGTCTACATCCTTTTTGTATGTATCAATAGGAAGGATGCCATCAGCATACTTAGTGCGCCCAAAGTATTCGCAATAACCTTTTTCTTTGGCAATCCGATTAGAAGCTTTCAGAAGATAGAATTGGAAAGACTCAGAGAGTCCGTGAACAGCATCCCAGGCTTCCTGTGAATCATAATTATATCCAAGTTTTGCCAAATAGTGTGCTAGACCAATAAACCCTATACCAAGAGAACGACGGGCCTTAGTGGCGATTTCTGCCGCTACTATGGGGTACTTTTGATAGTCAATCAACTCTTCTAACCCACGAACAGAAAGGTCACAGAGTTCCTCAAGTTCATCATCAGATTTTACTTTGCCAACATTAATAGCAGAAAGAATACACAGAGCAATTTCTCCGATTTCATCATCAATGTGCTGTAGAGGATCTGTAGGCAGAGTGATTTCCTGACACAGATTACTCATATTCACCTTATCCTTGAAGGAAGAGTGTGAATTACAGTGGTCGATGTTCATGATATAGATTCGGCCCGTTTCTGCACGTTCCTTAAGAAGGTTAAGGATGAGTTCTTGTGCTTTAACAGTTTTTTTCGGAATGGACGAATTCTTTTCATATGCACAGTAGAGATCATCAAACTCAGGGAATCCGAAAGAATCATAAAGTCCAGGTACATCATGCGGGGAGAAAAGAGAAATTTCACCGTCTTGAATAAATCTTTCATAGAACAACTTGGAAATCTGAATAGAGTAATCAAGTTTACGGACACGATTATCTTCCGTTCCCTTATTATTCTTAAGAACAAGAATGTCCTCTATTTCTTGGTGCCAGATTGGGAAGTGGACTGTCGCGGATCCACCTCGTATGCCATTTTGCGTACAACATCTGACAGTCGCTTCAAACTTCTTGAGAAATGGTACAACACCCGTGTGTTGAACTTCTCCCCCTCTGATTTTGCTGTTGATGCCACGGATCCTACCAGCGTTGATGCCGATTCCCGCCCTCTGTGCAACGTATCGGCCAATAGCCATATCAGAACTAAAGATACTATCGAGGGTGTCATCAACATCAACAAGGACACAGCTAGCAAATTGTCTAAGCGGAGTTCGCACTCCCGCCATGATAGGTGTGGGAATGTTGATTTTGTGCTTTGAGATTGCGTCATAGTATCTCCTAACGTATGACATTCTGGTTTCTTTTGGATACTCTGCAAAGATAGTCAGAGCAATCATCATGTACATAAACTGTGGAGTTTCATATACACCACCACTACTTCGATCTTGCACGAGGTACTTATCAACGACCTGACGTAGACCCGCATAAGTGAATAGCATGTCACGCTCATGATCAATATACGAATCAGCACGAGCAATCTCTTCTTGAGAATACTTATTGTAGATGTCATGATCATAAACCTCTGCAGAAACACAATCAACAATATGCTGCTCCAGAGTAGGAAGTTCCTTCATCTTCCCATAAAGTTGCTTACGAACAGAAAAGAGAAGTAACCTTGCGGCAACAAACTGATAGTTTGGGTGATCTAAATCAATCAAATCAGAAGCAGCACGAATTAGAATTTCCTGAATCTCTGCTGTCGTAATTCCATCATAAAATTGAATACCAGACTTCATTTCAACTTGACTTGCAGAGACGCCTGCAAGACCCCTACACGCCTCTTCAACCATCAAATGCATCTTGTCTAGGTCAAGAGATTCAATTCTTCCATCACGCTTTTTAACTTTGGTGCCGTTACTCATATTTTCTTCCAGGTAGTAAATTTAAGTTTTGCTTCTAATCCAGAATAAGTATTTAATTCTATCACAGACTGAATATCTAGTCCAGAAAGGACCATATCATTAATGTCTTTCTCTCTCAAGGAAGATGGCCAAATCACAACCTTCTCACCTCTGTCAATGACACAGGAGATTCTGTTGTGGATTTCTGCATTACGTGGTTCGTTATCATAGATCCAAACACAATCGCCAATACCCCACTTACTAATATCACCGTCAGCTCCGCAAAGAGCAATCGCGTTTGAAATGAAAGTGGAGTCGAATGGACCTTCTGTGATATATACAGTTTTTTCTTTTTCAATCTCATCGAGACCGTAGATTTTTGGTGCGTCATCGTTAAGCATTACGGTAATATATTTAACTTTGCTAGGACCAAGTGATCTTCCTTGAAATCCAATGAGGGTATCTTGATAGAACAAAGGAATGATAATCCTAGGTTCATCTTTAGTTGTATCATCGAAGACATCTTTTAAAGAATTTGTCCACGATTTAAATTTATCAGTGTAATAAAATTTATCCGGATTAAGTTTTCTACTTTCTAGATATTTCTTTGCGTCAGGGTTTTCTGATGCTTTTGGTAAATTTAGTTTAGGTTTAAACTTTGGTGCTTTAAACTTAAATACTGGTTCTTCTACAGTAAAGTTTCTACCAGTCTTTCCATCTTTAAATTTTTCAAAAGTATATTGTTTGTAGATTACAGAATCAATTTGCTTTAGGAAATTATTAAAGGATATATTAATTCCACAGTTGTGACACTTAAAGTTGGTATTATTCTTTACCTGATACAAATATCCCCTTGCTTTATTCTTGTTCTTTTGCGAATCTCCGCAAATGGGACATCTGAAGTTATAAAGATTGTTCTTAACTTTCTTAAACTTTTGAAACCGTGCAGATATCAAATTGATGTATTTAACATCAACAAAATCCATAATCAAACCTTAAAGTTCCTGCTCTTCACTATAGCACTTTGAGGTTGTGGTGTCAAGATTTGGAGTGCTGTGGGAACACTCATCAAAAAAGTAAGGCAGGCAAGAGCACCTATTGCCACCCAAACTCTTTTTTCTATGGTCTGTACTCTTGACACAATACGGTCATAATCGAGGTCAACTTTATCACGGAGTTTGTCAATTTTAAAAAATAGTATGTTGTCAGTTTCTTCTTGCTTGGTAATCCTTTCTTCATGTACTGCGAGCATCTTACTCACATTACTATTTACCTCGCTTAGTTTTTCAATTGCATTATCAATTTTAATAATAATATCTTTTACATCTCCAATCTTTTGTTCCAGTATTGCAACCCTAACTTGTTCCATTTTTGTTAAAGGTTTTGAGATAGTTTATCCAGAATTTTCTACTACCACGACCAGCATATACATATCTTTTCTTTTTTCGATTTCTTATAGGAGGGTCATCACCAGCTTCATCACTCCCAGCAATTTTTCCATGTCCCATAGACATCGTTGGCATTTCTTCATTAAGATATGATTTAACAATATCTATGATTCGATCAATCTTATTCTCTTCCATCAGTAATTTTTTGAAGTTCTAATAAACATTTATTATCTATAGGTATGGAATGAATATAACATTTTGGATATTCTGGCAATCTATTCAAAAAAATAATGAAAGTTTTCATTACAGACCATAGATCACTTTCTATTTTAAAAAATAACATTGGTGTTGCAGCTTCACCAAAAATATTATAAAGAATAATAAAATGATTTAAAAGAAGATGCGTTCTTAATACACCTTCTTTTTTATATTTTCTCAACAATCTTTTGATATATTTAAAATGACTTAAATCCTTGTCAAAATCATTCCTAGTTACTGCTTGAGGATTTTCGTAATTTTTAATAGCAAATAAAAGAAAGTTTTCTTCATTCAATTCATTGAATATCATACTCTATCACGCATCAGCAAAAATGGTATCCTCAGCATCACTAGTAGAAAGAATACCACTAGCAACTAGAACTTCGTGCTTGACTCTCAGATTATTATTACAATCAATGTAAGTAGCGCCAACTGCAACCCAACCACTATGAGTTACTGCATAAAGTGTGGTAGATGCAACTCCAACTTCAACAAAATCAACACCATAAACTAAAGATGGATTTGTGGTTCCTCTGTAAGTTTGCCCAACGCCAAGAGCATACTTTGGTTGTTGGTTAATGTTATATATAGCACCAGAAATTGCTTCACCACTCAAGAACTGAGTAGAAGCGATGGTGATAGTAGATGCAGATGAAACAGATGCAATAACTGCTTCGCCAAAAGTTGAACCAGCACCAATTTGAATCACATCACCAGCAGAGATTAAATCCGCAGTGTTAAAAGTTGCTCCGGTTCCAGTTATAGTAAGAGCACTATAATCTACTTCAACGGTGCCATCAGAATAAACAGAATCGTTATTACCCCAGAGTGCCATTCTCTTTACCTTAAAAATTATTTGCTAATAATATTTATAAAAAAAGAAGACTTTTACTTTTCAGTCTTCTTGTGTAAAACTATTTTTAAAAAATTAGTTATAATATCAAGTAGTCCATTTTCTTCAAATCTTTTTGTTTTTGCCAACCACTCAGAGAGAGTTAGCAATAGACCTAAAGCAATGGTTACTCCCCAGTTAGTTACAAAGCAGGTAATCATGCTTCAGGTGTAAAGAGTTTCTCTTTAACTAGAACAAGAACTACGTCATCAATTGTATTGTCGGTTGACTTTACATACCTCTCAAGAAGTTCAATAACAAGCTTTTTAACTGATGGATGTGTTGCAATTTGAATCAGAAGTGGTTTTACCACTGCTACTACTGCTCCCATGATGTCCTCCAATAAGAGTATCCTAAGTTATTTAGAAAAAATAGTGTTAATAGAAGATTAATATACACCCTTTTTTGCAGCAGAAAGTCTTACAGTAAGTTCCCTAATCTTCTGCATCTTGATTTTTTCTTTTTGTTTTTTAACATTTTGGTCATCCATTGATGTTCCGGTCATTTCAGTAGAATCATCCATTTGCTCTTTAACTTCAGGAAGACCTTTATGCTTTGTCTTAGCAAAGTCTTTCGCTTGCTGTGTGGTCATTCCCGATGCAGCTTTTGCAACTTCGGGTGATGGTGCTTTCATATCACCTTTTTTCACAGCATAAACCATTCCCATAAACTTTTGCTGTTGCTTACTGAGTGCCTTTTCATCAATTTGCACTTCTTCACTTCTAATATCAGAAAGTAAAGAATCTAACTTAGACTTTCTCTTTCTCTTTGGTGCAGTTGCTGCAGGTGCTTTTGGTTTTGGTGCTGCTGCTTTTTTGGTTTTTGCCTTTGGTTTTGCTGGAGTCGTTACACTACCTTCCCAAGGATCAGCAGGTTTTTCTGCTTTCTTTTTGGTTGGAGGAGTATAAGAACCACTGCTTACTCTTTCTTTTTGTCCAACACCTGCTCCACGATATGTTGAAGAGGTTCTAGTCTTTGTATGCGATGGACTTGGTTTGCTATCTCCACCTTCCATCTTACGAGCAACACCTAATGCACCTTTAGCAACTTTTCTTGCACCAGTTGCTACTGCTTGTTTTGCTGCTTTTTTAGCACCGCTAACTTTGGATGCAAGTTTTTGTCTAGCAAGTCTTCCAACCGCTTTCACCAGTTGACCGGCACCAGTCTTCTTTTGATGTTGATATGGTTTATCAGTATCATGACCATAAGTAACTTTTGCTTCAACCAATGCATACTCAATTGCATCTTCAATATCATCCTCATCATAACCTTCATCAAGTAGTTCATCATAAACACTTTCTATAATATAATCAACTTCATCAATCTCAACCATTTCAAGAAGAGTGCCACCAATCTCTTCTACTGCTTCGCCAAGTTTCAATCCGCCACCCATCGCAGAAGTTTTAATCTTATTGTTTACTTTTTTTTCTTTAATTTTTGTAGTATCTTCAATATCAATCATCACTTCAGCAAGGTCTTGTCTCCAATTTGAGAACGACTCTTTTGCTGTTTGAGTTCTTGTTGTTGAATAAAGTCTTTTATTACCTACACCTGGAATAAACTCACCAAGTTCTCCTTTCGATTTATCATTTCTATCAGTATCACCATCAACATCAGTATCAATTCTCTTGACTGCTTTTGCAACAAGACCTTTTAAATTTCTATCAGGAACCTCATGTGGTTTATGTGCCTGAGAGTGAATTTCATCAATCCGATCTACTTTTTTCTTTGCAATTGCCTTACCAATTGCCCTGCGACGCTTCAACAAATACTTATCAGCATTAGTATTCTTTTTACGATCATTATCAATATCATCATCTTCTTGTCCTACAGGATCAAGTGATTCCAAAACAGCAACCTGCTCCAAATACACTCTAGAGATATCATTCAGGGGATTTTGAGACATTGCGATACTATTAATTCTTAACTTTATACTTATTTATGAAATTTCTGATATCGTAAAGACTTGCCATTCTCATTGTATATTTTCTATGAGCATCAGTTCCAACTTCTCTTTGATTTGCAGGAACTCCAGACGGTCCGGGATGGTTTACAACTGCTTCCATAACATCACGAATCCAGGACTTAAACATATAGTTTTCTTGGGTTACACAAATAAGATGATTTGTTCCTCTACGAATAATCTTACCAACAAGACCAGTATTCAAATTTTCTACAATATCACCAATTCTAAAAATATTTCCCCTAATGTAGTTCTCACGTAGAGTTTCTGCATCATATTTTGGAGCAATCTGCCAGAGTTCTGCAACCTTTTTCTTTTTCTTTGCACCCATTCCTTGACGAACGGCATCAAAGAGTGCTTGAGTATCTCCATCATCAAGAGTCTTTGGTGTTCCTCTACGGAATGATTCAAAGTCATCTTCAATAACTGCTTTTCTCATTTTAGATGCTGACATTCCTTCCACGCCTTCAGCATCAGCATCTCTCACACCAGCAGAGATTACACGAATCAAATCAAACTCATAAAGGTCTCCATTGTATTTCTGTGCAAGATTTTCAAACTCTGCTTGCCTATCAGAACCTACAATGATATTAACATTTGCATATCCTGCCTCTGCTGCTGCAATCAATACATTAAAGATTGACCTCATCTCCGCATCATTAATAATGTTCTCTTCAAAATCTGGGAACATCTTTTTCATAAACGAAATCTTCATATCAGGGTCAAGAGGATTTTTCTTGGGGTCCTGAGTTCTTGAAGGATAAATTTTAAGGTCTCCACCAGTCGCTGCTTTTCTTGCTGCCTTAAGAAGTTTTTCGTGACCAACTGTTGGGGGATTAAAACGACCAAATGCAACAGTTAAAGTATCACTACCAGTATCAACATCAGAAGTTTCAGGTGCTGCTTTCTTTTGTGTTTTTGGTGCAGGTGCAGCAGTTGGTTTTTTTGCTTCTGGTTTTTCTGGTGCTGGTGATTTACCTACTGCACCTTTTGGTCGATCTTTTGCGCCTTCTACTCTACCTCTATCATAAAATACTAGTTTTCCTTTTTCTGTTTTCGCAACAAATTCCCCACGGGTGTCTAACCAACCGCCGTGTCCATCACTCTTGAGGTTTAACTTCTTCGCTTGCAGTGATGCTTGCGATTGAGTTGCCTCATTTAGAAATTGGAAAAAACTCTTCATATTGATAAATCTTATACTTTTATTTATTATCGATCAACTATGCACCTATCAAACATTTGTGTAATAAAATCATCACCAAGAGTAGCGAAAAATTGAGGTTGTGCTTTAAAATCACCCTTATATCTAAGTTCAAGAACAAGAATAGTAACTCCCGCTTTTTTTAAGTTAAAGAAAACCTTCGCCGCATCTGCATCCAATTTTTTTTGTTCATCAAGTTCAAGAATATATGGTTTGTTATTCCCCTGAAGATCTGATAATCCACATAGTATAGAATGCTGAGGAATAACTTTCGCAGCGTTCAAATTTAATTTTGGATTCTTAGCACTTGGAGTATAATCTGCGTATCCAGTTACAAGTGCAAATTCAAAATTATATCCACCAATATCTTTTGCTCTCAATCCAGCTTGCATTTTTGTCTTTAATACAATATCAATCAAACCATCCGCAAAAATTTGAATGTTATCATTCAAAACTTTCTTAAATCCATCAAACAATTCATTGTCAACTTTAGCAAGTTCTCTGTTAAAAAATGCTCTCAATCCATTTTGCTTGTCTTCTTCAAATAAACTATTCGGCCCAGTTCCCGCAAGTTTTCCTTTTATCTCAGATAACTCAACAGGATTATTATTTGTATTTGTTCCTTTTAGATTAATCAAATAAACAAGTTGATTATTTTTTAAGGGATTTCTAAAACTAATATTCCAAACTTCTTCATTTGACATACTCTCAATACCAGGAACATAAATGATGCCATTTTTTGCTGCTTGTTTTGCAAGTCCAGCAAAGTAATCTTGTCTTTTTTGTTTAAGGGAATTTCTTACATTTTCAAACTCATTGCCTTGAAGAAAAGTATCAAATGCTTTGTTAATTAATGTTGGATCTGCTCCCTTTACATTCTTCTTTTTCTTTAGGGAAATTCCATAATAAGTTTCTGAATCAACTTTAACAACCAAATCCGAAGAATTGTAATCAAATCCATCAGATTCTCTTTTAAGTCTAAACTTATCAACTTCTCTTGGCCAAGCAGATCCAGTCATAAAAACTTTTTCTGCTACAAATTCTCCACCACTAAAATCTCCAGCACCTTTTACAAAATCTTTGACTCCGATTGCAGCAGAAAATCCTGCCACCACATTAGCAATTAAATCTGCTTTCTTTTTTTCTGTATTTGGGATAGTAAAAAATGTCAAATATGTTGATTTACTGGATCCATATTGAACTTTATTATTATCATTAGCAATTACCCTTCCTTGAGATAACCAAGATAATATTGTAGATCCTGTTTGATCTATGCAAAGATCATTCATTTGCTTTTTGGTCATATGTAGACCTACTGCAGCAAAAATTTCAGATGGTTCTAATTTTGTAGTTTTTTCAGTCGATGCTTTAGCCACAATACTCAAAATACTCTTTCAAGTATTTATTTTAAAACTCTTCCTGGTTTATATCCATCTGGTATTTTTTCTCCTCTCTTAATTTTACAAGAACCTTCTTTGGTTCCATCAGTAATCCACATAGTTCCATATTGAGAATTTTTGTTTCCTTGTTGATGTTTTATTTTAACAAGAGTTTCTTTTCTTTTTCTCTTTGATTCTAAAGTCATAGAAGCTTCAGTAGCAATCTTTTGATATTTTTTACCAACTTTCTTTAATAAGGCAATATGTTCTTCAGTATAAATGTGTTGTTTATTTGCTTTCTTACCGCCAATACTTCTCAACTCTCTTATTATTTCTTCCTTACCAATTTCACCAGTCAATCCTTTCCACGCCAATCTATCTCTATCATCTTCCCACAAACGCCAATTGCAATAGTGAAACATAGCGTGTTGAGTTACACTAACTTCAACAAGATTTTCCTTTATATCCAATCCACCACGATACAAAGGTATTATATGATGCTTGTTCTTCATAGTTCTGCTCTTAAATTGGTTCGCAGTATTATTTATACAAGAAAAGGAGCATCTCTGCTCCCCCTCTACCTTAAAGATGCGAACCAATTAAGGCATTATTATTTATGGAACCGACGAGACTCGAACTCGTAACTCTTAGCTTGCAAAGCTAATGCTCTACCAATTGAACTACGGCCCCACAATAGTTTAAATTATAAAACCCCTCAACTAAAAAGTCAAGGGGTTTGGAGCAACCTTCCGTGGTTATTTATCAGCGGCCCATCTGTTTAGCATACCACTTCTCAAAGTCCTCTCTACGCTTATCACCTCTTGGTGGCATAGGAGTTCTTTCTCCACGAACAGGAGCAGATTTCTTTGCCTGCTCTCTTTCATACTTATCAGGGTCTCTGTTGGCAACTTGTGCTTCATCTACATATTCTTCTTGATAAGTTCCTGCTCTTCTTGCTGCTTTGTTACCAGCACCTCTATCACCTGCACCAAAATCAGACTCTCCACCACGACCACCTCTGGTGGCACGTTTTTTTGGATCTGCACTTACCATACGAGTATATGCAGTTCCACCTGGTTTCTTGACTGCCTTTCTAGCACGATCACCAGTCAGTGCTTCATCAAGGTAAAACTCATACATCTCATCCCAAGTGTAATCAGAGAGGTCATAACCCTCTTCTACAAGTTCATTTACCCAAAGTTCAAATGCTTCATCAACAGGAATATTTGAACCTGTTCTTTTATTTCTACTTGCTACTAATCTTTCAGTTCTCCTAAGTTGATGAAACTCTTTATTTGGAGCACCAGAATCAACAGATCTATCGAATCTACGTTCTCTTGCTTTCAATGTTTTTGCAACTTTTTTATCAGAAAGTTCATTAAGTTGCTCTTCACCCAAAATAATACCAATCGCTTCTTCATCAATCAGATTTGCCATCATCCACTCTGCTTCTTCCAGAGTTTCTGCAAATCCTTCTACTTGGAGGAACTCAAGGACTACATCAAAGATATCAAACTCTTCTATGTTGAGTTGCTTTTTCTCCGCAGGAGTTAGAGCACCTCTTTGTGCTCCTCTTGCTGCTTGCTTTGCCTTTACCTTAGGGTCATCGGACTTGTGACCATAACCATGAAGACCAGGAGAAGATGAAGTGGTCTTACGGAAATCACCTCTTTGCTTTCTGGCATAAGTTTGTCTTTGCTTTTCTTTATTAGCATCACCGTAAGTTGGCTTATTCTCAAGTGCAGTGGCTCTATCTGCTGCTTCACCACCGCCTGCACGTTTGCGGAGTTTGGTTTCATCATAACCACGCTTTGCCATTGCAGTTGCTTCATCAACCTCTTGTGGAGCATATACTTCAGAATACGCTTCCATCAAACCTCTAAGTTCCTTGCTATCCATTTTACAAATACTTTTTCAATTATTTATAAAAAAAAGACCCCGAAGGGTCACTCAACTACTTGACTGATTGAATCATCAAGGTCAGCAATTACTTCACGAATTTCAAAAATACGAGTGGGTGTTGTGTTAATATCCACTGTATATCCTTTTTGTGCATCAAAAAGTACTTGGCGAACTGCGGCTGCAGAACGCACATCCAATTCAATAGTTACTTTTTTGCTCATAGATTTTCTCCTTTTTATAAAATACCAGTTTGCAAAACTCCATCATAAATTTTTCCCACCATCCAACCACCACTTCTCCCTTTTTTACACCTGTCAATATTATTATCTTTACATGTCCCAACCCAAAGATTATGTAAATAATTTATTTCTGGATATGGTAGTGTTTCATCTTTATGTAAAATGAACATTCCTCGTTCATATTCAGATAAAAAATTTCTTCCAACAAGAGAATGAATATGTTGTTTACATTTTTTATTATCTTTATATAAAACTACAAAATAATAATATGGAGATTTGTATTTACCTTCTATCCATCTATGTGAACGAGTTGAATAAACTCTTCCCTCTGTTGTAATATAATATCCTGGAAATCCATATATTTCTTTACATTCTTCTTGTGGATTTAAATCGCGTATCCACCAAAAAGGAAATACTTCATCCATTAAAGATCCTACTGATCTTCCCCACTTATATTTTGATCCAGAAACTCCCAATCCCCAAGAAGAATTATAATGTCCCAGTTTGTTAATTTTCAGAAGTTTATGGTTTTTTGTAATTCTAACTTCTTTAGTTTCCAAGCAAAGTTCATATCTATGTTCCAAAGAAGAAATGGATTTCCAAGTATTCATTTTTTTTTATTATTAAATATCTCCTTCTGCCCTATTTTCTGACTTATAGACAGAAAAAGTTCCTTCTGGATATCTTGCAGACAGTTTTTGATAATTAATTTCCATCAATTCCTCAAATGTAGTGTTTAATGCAATACAAAGTTGAGACATATACCAAAGTACATCACCTGCTTCTTTTTTCATGTGGATAACATTGTCTTCATTATATGATTTTCCCTGCAGTAGAATTTTCTTGATAATTTCCACCAGTTCTCCACATTCAGCACTCATACCAAGAGCAGCAGTCAGCAAACGAGGAACATCAGCATCATAAGTTGCTTCAAGTTCAGTCATCCTTCCAAGAAGTTGTGGAAAGTCACTACTTGCAGGACTTGTAGTTTGACGAACAAACTCAATATACTTATCACTATCAATAACTTTTTTATCAGTCATTAGAATTTAAATCCCTCAAATGTTTTTTTAGGTTTCTTTTCTTCATAATCATACTCTTCATCCTTTCCATTGTCAAGGATGTCTTGCTGAGCAGATTGTTCACAATCATAAAGACGCATTTTAGCCCTATCAATACCAATCACAAAACGTTTATGAATGGTAGGGTCATTATAACGATTCTTAAGTTGTTTTACAAGAATCTGTCCAAGTCCTTCAAGTTCTTCGGTACTAATCAAAGCAAACATCAAGTCAGCAGTAGCAGGCAAACCAAATGATTCCGAAGTATCTGTTAATTCTACATCAGAACTACTATTATGTGTGAGAATATCATTCGCATAAAACAAATGATTTCCAGACACTTCAATATCTATAAGTTCTCTTTCGTCAAGTTCTTCAATTTTTAGAATTTTTTTCAATAACATTTTCAATTCAAAATAACATAACGAAGTTTATAAAAAGCAACTGATTGAGGATAAGTTTCAGTATAATTTGTACTTCCGTGTTTCTTTTCAACAACTAATGTTTCTGTTCTTGCAGGAGTATAAGAAACCTCATAAAGAAACACCATCTCGTTATTTTCTTTGAGTTCTTTCACAAACTTCACAATCTCATCAAAGTTCTCACCCTCAACTTTATAAGTTTTTGCTTCAATACTTTTTCGGTTATAAAGAGCAGTTGTGCCCAAAAGAAATCCATCAATATAATCTTTGATTTGATTTACATAACCAATCGTATTCTCTTTTAGATTTTCTGGTTCCTCTTCTTTAAAATATTCATAATTATTTTTCATAGAGGAAAGTGAATTCTCTAACCACTCATCAAAATCAAAAGTGATACAATAGTTTTCTTCTGGAATAGGTTCGTCTTCCCATTCAAACTTTTTGTTTTCTCCAAACTCTTGAATTTGATTGAAATGAGACACTAATGTCTTATGAGTGTCTTCATCTGTAATCGCAAGGTTTTCGTTGTATTCATAAGTTTTAGTCATTTTTTAATCCTCCCACAAACAAATCCTTTTTCAGTATAATTTTCATAATCCCAAATATCAACACATAAACATTCTACCACATTATTAATCCAAATAACACCTTTTCCACTTTCCCAACCATTCAATAAGTAAAGATTAATTTCTTTTTTTTTGATAAATTTTCTTTCTTTTAAATCTTTTTTATGTATCCAAGTTCTGCCAGAAGAACATTCTGCTATTTTATTTTTATGTTCCTCTGTAAGTTTTTTCCCTCTTTTACTCTCTGCTATTTTATTTTTAGTTTCTTGTGAATGATTCGTATTGAATTTTGTGTATAAACCAAGAGAGTATCTATGTTTTTTAGTTTTTATCATTTTTTCTTTTGATTGTGTAGAAAAACTTATTCCATAGTTCCACGCCCTTCCGTTTCTAATATTCTCTTCTATTTGTTCTTGATTTGCCCCGTGATAGTGTTTCTCATAATTACAAGTTTCATATCTCATATTATATCCACATCCATCCATACAATGAGATTTGTATTTACGGATATAATAATCTTCTTTCATTCTTGCTTCACTTTCATCAACTTCTTCTATCACCTCAATAGTAAAGTTTCTTTTACCATATTCAATAATAGCATCAGATAGAAGTTTATTTCCTTCGTGCCTTCCAAGAGTAATATGTTCTTGTAATCTTCTATCCAATTCATTTTTAGTCAATCCAACATAATACATATGCGGATTGACTGCTGTGTTGGTAATTAGATAAATCTTTACTTTCATATCAGTAAGTTATACTACTATTATTTATAAGAAGTATAACTTACACATACTATTCATTCACATAAAGACACATACCTTCTTTCAAACCCCCTTTGATATTCACTTCACTATTTTGAGTTGGGAACAAGTGTTCTTCACTACAAATGATTTCTTTACCATCTTCCAAAGTAATCTTATAAGATTTCTTTTTAGATTTTGGGAAGACATTTAGAACTTCATTATAACCAGTATTTGAAAGCAACAAATCTCCAACTTGAATATTTGAAAGTTCTTTCAGTCCTTGCGGTGTTTGAACTTGTGTTTTCAAATCCAAGCAATACCCTGAACGAGTTGTCTGAGTAGCACTTACAATAGGAACATTAAATTCTACAGCAAGACCACGAAGTTCTTCTGCGATTGCCTTGACGAAAGTATAAGAATTGATATTACTATTTCCCCTATACCTAGAGGAAGCACAAATATTGAGATAATCAATAAAGATAATATCAGGTCTAAATGACTTCTTAAGTGCAAGTTCATTAAGAAGTGACTTAAAGTGTCCTGCATGAGCAGAAGCAGTTGGATACTCTTTAATAATTAGTTGACCTTGAGTTTTTTTGGCAATATTGTTGACTTTAGTTTCAAACATCTGCTTAGGAAGTTCTACGATGTCCTGAATGGGAACATTCAGGAGGTTTGCATCAATTCTTTCGGCAATTCGTTCTTCTGCCATTTCAAGAGTAATGTACAAAACGTTCTTACCTTGCAACAGAACAGAAGAAGCAACGTGGCACATAAAAAGACTTTTTCCTACACCCGTACCAGCAAGAGCAATATTGAGAGTTTTATTGGGTATACCACCTTTTGTGATTTTGTTAAAATACTCAAGGTCAAATTCAATTTTTTCTTCCTTCTTGTGATATGATTCGTAACGTTTTTCATAATCAAGAAGATAATCGTGTCCAATGTGAGTGTCAAAACTTACAGCAAGAGCATCAGAAAGGATAGAAGGAATGCTATCACGATTTTTCTTTTCATCTTTACCATCTGCAATATGGATTGATTCCATAAGAGCAAGATAAATGGCACGATCTCTACACCACTTTTCAGTGGTATCAACTAACCAGTTAAATTCAGATGGTTCATCCTCAAGATAACTAATGATTTGAGTGATTTCTTTGAAGGAAGTTTCATTGATGTCTTGACGATTTTCTACTTCAATGCAAAGAACTTCTTTTGTTGCTGGTTGATTATATTGCTGGACAAATTTTAAGATTTCTTCAAATACAATCTTTTGATTTTGATCTTCAAAATATTCAGATTTAATAAAAGGAATTACTTTCCTCACATATTGCTCATTGTGTAAAAGGTTTCTAAGAACTAGAAACTCAACTTTCTCCATAACTAAATTCCTTTCGTGCAATTTGATCAAGTTGTTGCATCACTTCTTCAGTGAAATATACTTTAGGTTCTTTTAGAATCTGTTTAGCATAAAGTTTCTTACCATCAATCTCATAACGGCCCGCAACATTTTTCCAAAGTCCGCCGAGTTCCCCGAGTTCCAAAAGACCATAATAGCGATCAAGACCACGCTCATCATAAAATAAACGGATTTCAACGTCCTTATTCTCCTTACTTAAACGCGATTTAGCAGTCTTAGCCTTGATAATATTTCCGACCACTTCCGTTCCATCCTTTTCTTTCTTTTTGCTGAGATAAATGATCGTACTTGCTGCGTATTTGAGTCCAGAACCTCCCCCCATTTCTTTCGTTGGTACATAAGCTCCGATGACATCGTATGTATGATTTGTGACAATGAGCGGGACATTTGCTTGACCTAGTTTGAGTGTGAGCATTCGGAATGCACCTTTGATGAGTTGGGATTTAGTCATATCCCTCACTTCTTTTTCATTCAGTGCATCATTGATTTCTTTGCTTGTAGAAAGCATTCCCAGAGAATCCAACACAAACATACAAGGTTTGCGTTCTTGTACTGGAGCCTTCAAATATATATCTACGGCTTTGAGTGCTTTTGTGCGAAACTCCTCAATAGTAACAACATTTACAACAACCAGACGAGTAGTATCAATTCCACGAGATTCTACAAGTGATTTGGTAATAGCGGCTTCAGTATCAAAGTAGAGGCAATAACCATCGGGGTGAGTATCAAGAAAATTCTTAACCACAGCGAGAGAGAAGAAAGTCTTTCCAGTAGAAGACTCTCCAGCAATAGCAGTAATCTTATTCCCAGATACACCACCAAATATGCTACCTGAAACCAGTGCATTAAAAATGTATGAACCCGTATCAACATATGTTTCAGTCTCATCAATGTCTGATGCTAACTTAGTAAAGTCATCACCAATCTCTTTTACAATATCTTTAAGAAAATCCATCACGCTACCATCCCGTATTGTTCACGAAGTATTTTTTTATAAGGCAAACCTTGTTCTCTAAGTTCTTTTACAAGTTTAAGTTTTTGAAACAATGCAGTGTCTCCGCCAAGAGTCATTGCATTAACAATAGTATTCAGTTCTTTGTCGTCAATAGGCAAGTCCATCAAGCAAAAAAAGATTCTAGGTTTACAGTTTTTTCTACACTCCACCCAATCGCATCAAGGATAATCTTAAGTGGTTCTAGAAATGCTTTCTCAAATTGTAGTTCATGATCTATATATTTGTCAAGATTGAGTTCTTTTGGAAACTCCTGAATGAAAGAAATAACATTCTCGTGAATAGTATTTGGTTTCTTTAGATAGATGAACTTAATCTTCTCTCCATTTTGAATAAGAGAGTATTTGTTTGTTAGTTTGTTCTGCTTAATATAATGATTAAACAGAAGTGCTCCACGAACGTGGATAGGTGTTCCTTTAATGTAAATATCAGAAGAAGATTGATACTTAACTACATCAGATGCCGAACGAGGAAATGAAATTTGCTCTGGTGGAAGGGATCTAAACTGCTTTCTTGCATTTTCAATAAAATCAATCACATCATCCTCAGTTCCACTCATCATCAACTTAAGAGCATCTTTAATCATCTTGCGGCAAGGAGCAGGAGTGGAAGATTTGACTGCCTCAATTCCCATCATCTTTAGTTTAGGTTCTTCATATCGGACACCTTCACTATCCCACACATTAAGAATATATCGCTTCTTAGCAGTCCAGATTCCACGATCAGCAATATTCTCCCGCTTCATCTGCATCTTCTGATCATATGCATTCACATACGTAGCCAATTCTTGGTAAGAACCTTCAATATACTTTTCAAGTTCCATCTGACAGATCTTATCAAGGAACGCGACAATGCTTTCAGTAGTTTTCTCTCTTCCTTTGTATACAGTTTCAACCAAAGGACCCATATTAAGGTAAATAGAATCAGTATCCGAAGCAATAACATAATCAACATCCCCCGTTTTAAGAATCTTGTTTAGATAAGAGTTCATTTTTCCCTCAATCCATCGAATTGACACTTGACCACTCAGAGTGATTGCTTCAGCATTCTCAAGTTTATAGTATCGAAAATATTGATTACCAATGGCACCATAAGCAGAGTTGAGAGAAATCTTTTTTGCCATCTGAATATTATTACAACGAGCAATCTCTTTTACCAGTTCTTTATTCTTGGTTTTCTCATACTCTTTCTTTGCCTCGATCATCTTCTTCTTGAAGATAACACGGTCCTGATACATTTTCTCCATCAACTCAGGAAGAAATCCACGAACGTCTTTGCGATACATGGCACCGTTGGCACATACAGCATAGTCCTTATAAAGTTCAAAGTTTATCTCGCCTTTAAGGATTTTATCAACAGTTGCTGTTGGATGTTTCTCTTCGAGAATTGTCTCTGGTGAGATATTATATTGCATAATGAGATGGGGATAGAGAGAATTAAGATCAAAAGAAACAACCCAGTCATACTTTCCAGGAATCGGTTCCTTGACATATGCCCCCGCATATTTTTCATCCTTCCTAGATTTATTCCTTGGAGGAATGACAATATTACGTTTCTTAAGGTAATTATAAATGATATTATCCCACATACGAACCTGGTAAAAAACATCAGCATAATTCACTTTGGCATCATATGCCATCGTAAGTGCAAGTTCAATCAGTTTCATCTTGTCTTCCAGACGGTCAACAAGTTCTACGTCAACAATGTTATATTCAATAAACTTTTGCCATCCTTGAGTGTAGAAGTCCTTGAAGGTATCAAACTCAGAGTGATCAAGTTTTTTCTGGCCCAATTCAACTTCAGCAATGTAATCTAGACGATATGATTCTTGTGCTTTATAAGTAAATTTCTTATAAAGATCAAGATAATCCAATTGAGTTAATCCACCAACATCAAAGGTAGTGTGCTTGCGTCCATTGATATAAACTTCGCCTTCAGTAACAAGTCCCCAATTAGAAAACCGTTTCATTAGTTTCTCACCAAGAACACGGTTCAATCGCTTGCAGATGTATGGAATATCATACATCTGAATATTCCATCCAGTAATCACATCGGGAACATCAACCATCCAATAGTTAATAAAATTATTGAGGAGTTCATACTCAGATGGACAATAGTGATAAGTAAGATCAGTTCTATTGTGCTTGAAAGGTTTAACTCCCCAAGTAATGATCTTCTTAGTCGTATAATCTTGAATTGTAATCGCAAGAATTTCTTCCGAACAAGATTCTACATCAGGGAACCCCTCTTCAGAAGCAACCTCAATATCCAGAGTTACAAGTTTGATTTTGCTAATATCGAACTTAATTTCATCTTCTGGATACTTTTCGGAAATGTATTGATAGATATAACGATCATTTCCACAGATCTCAAATCCATCTACTTCATCATACTTCTTATAAAACTCTCGACAATCCCGAACTGTTCCCGGATTAATTGGTTCTACTAGTTCTCCGCCTAATGTTCTATACTTTGATTCTTTTTTAGTCTTTACGAATAGAGTTGGAAAGAACTCATCTCGCATCTCAAATCTTTTTCCATTTTCTACACCACGAACCAAAAACTGATTACCAATCAATTGAACATTAGTATAAAATTTCATTCCTTAATCAAGTCCTCATATTTTTTCAAGAGTTTTTCGGATGGTTCGGCAATAGTAATAATTTTATCTGAGGATATCATAAAAGTATCCTGACCAGAAAAATCAATCAACCATGGAGATAGAGTTTCATTTGACTGGTTCACCAAAAATGGTTTAATGAGTTTACAATCAGGTTCACCAATATCAACTCCGACTTCCTCAATGTTTGAAATGAGTATTTGATTATTTGTAAGAAGTAATAACTTAATCATGGCAATCCTATAGACACTTTATTCTAACAATAAAAAAGGGAGGTGTCAACTGGATTGTGCCAGTTACCTCCCGTGGCATTGCGCCGACGATACTTACTATATAGTCAAACTTCGTATTATCTTTCCAGTCCATCCTTTATGAGTGTTTCTTTGCCCCTTTAGATTTTTATTCATAGTTCTATGGTCTAATCCACACTCTTCACAAGTTTTTCTCATACTTTGTTTTGGATTAAAGATAATCTTTACGGGCGTGATGGTCTGGCACGATCTTTTTTAGTTCTATTCTAAGAAGTCCGTCTTCAAAGGTGACCTTTGATACTTCTGTGTCGTCGGATAAAGTCCACGCTCGTTTAAAACTTCTGCTAGCCACTCCCTTGTGGATAAACGTCCGCTCAGTCTCAGTGTCTTGTTTTTGTCCTTCGACAAAAAGTTTTCCATACTCCGTGAAAACATTAACCTCTCCTTTCTTAAATCCTGCGAGTGCAATTTCCAAATGCGACTCTACATTATTTACCTCAATAAGATTGTATGGTGGATAGTTTGGATTAGTTTCCTGAAATTGACTAAAAATACGATCAAAATATTCATCCATTCCAATACTATATTCATTGATTCTTCTCATCAATCCAGGAAGATCCGCAGCAGTATAACGTGCAAGGTTAGTCATTATAGTAGCTCCTTTAAAAGCGAGTTTGTGTTTTGTGGACCCTTTCGGCATCCATTAATAATTATACAAGAAAGATAAAAAAAAGCGGGTGGTGAGACCCGCTCCTTTTTATTCGGTTTTACTCATCAAAGAATGGAAGTAAAGTTCCATCGCCAATTTTATTTCGCACAAATGGTGCAATATCTTTACCACAATGTGGGCAAAACAATTCCTCAATTAGAGAAACTGATTTATAATTAGAAATGAAGCAGTTAAGTTCTTTTCATGGAGAACAAATTTATTTAGATATAATATAGCATAAAAAAGGATCTGTCAAGCAGATCCTTCGGGTGTTCCGACTTTTGTAGAGTGCCGCACGAATGGCACAGAATTATTTATTCTGCTTCTTGCGTTTTTACTTTTTTTCCAATATTATATTTTTGCTCAAGAATCCAACCTTCCTTATCTTTATAAGCAAGAACTTTGATTTGATTGAGAGGAGCAATATCAATTACAGCATCTTCCTTAACGACTGTAATCAATCCCCAGTCGGCAAGAAGGCGAACAATACGGTTACGACGCTGAACATCATTCACTGTCAGATTGGCGTGTTTGCCATCAAGAGCAAACAATTCCTTAAAGTGAACAATATAGTATCTACCCTGCTTATGTAGAATGTGGCAAGATTGATAAAGTTTTTTTTCTTTCCTAGATGCAACTCCAATACGGGTTAAAGTCTCACGGACTTTCAAAAAGTCATCAGGTTCATTAAGAATTATCTCTACCATTTGGTCTTGAGACCATTCAACAGTAGGTTCTACCGTAGTAGTCATTTTTTTCCTCCAATATCAAGTCGTTGTTTGATGAAAGTTAGTTGTTCTTTTGTCAGGATTTTCAGTGCTTGAGATGCTTTCTCATTACTATATCCATAGTATGATTTAACACATTCTAAGTCTGTGACCTTATCCTTACGGAGCCAGGGAGAAAATCTCTTCCGTTTCCTAAGAGTATTTAGATAAAAAGAATATTGCATATCTTTAGGAAGATGTGCATTCATATTCATTTCATTTGCAAATAACACACAATCAATATGACCAGATAGACAACGATTGATAATGAATGGAGGATATGAACTAATATCTTCTGACAGATCTTCTTTTGTAAAATTAATTGAGTTGAGCCAGTCCTTCAGTTCCATAATTAAATAGCAACAATTCTTTCCTTTCTTTTTGCTCTCGCATATATTCACCAACTGAACGCATAGTATAAGTCAAATCAAACTCACCAGTGTTCCAATTTTTGAATCTATCCTTTACTAGTTGATCTGAGTTGTAACTAATGAGTTGGTCCATACTACAAGAATCACAATCAGCAGCAAACTTATCGTGATCAAATCCTTTGTGCATTGATCCTTTGTTCCCATAGAGATTATCCTTAATATCATAAGGAGGATCGAGATACATAAAAGCACCCTTGTTTCCATCCATCAGATAATCGTAGGAGTAATTAGTTATACGCCATTTTGAGATTAGCGTAGAATACTCAGGCAACTTTTCGATCCCTCGCATTGAAAAGTTGGAAACGGACGCCTGTTGTGAAAATGATGAACTCTCTGTGAGACCACTGAAACTACACTTATTGACAACATAGAAAGCCACAGCACGATCAATGCTAGGCAAATCTTTGTCATTGACTTGCTCCTTTGCTTTAAGAAAAAGTTCTTTTGCCAGGACTGGATTATTGTTTGTCGTCTTAAGATCTATAAGTTTATCTTTAAGATCAGTTCCAAACATCTGGAGTTGCTGCCAGAAGTTTACCAGAGGTTCATAAAGGTCATTCACCCAAATATCTAGGTTGGGATACTTCTTTGTGATATAAATCGCAACACTTCCTCCTCCAAGAAAGGGTTCACGAAACTCATCATAGTTGCGAAGGTCTGGAAAATAAGGTCCCATTTTTTCACAGGCACGGGACTTACCACCAGGATACCTCAAAGGTGTTTTAAGAGATTTCATTTTGCAATACACCTCACAGAAATTTCAGCAGACCTAGTTGCATCTGCCATTTCTCTGTAACCAGCACCAACATAGATTTGTCCGCTGACTACAGCAACTGCAATTACACCCCAAAAGACATAATACCATCTAGACTTTACTTGATGTAGTTGTTTCTTTTTCATAATCACAGAACCAACTTTTTAGAAGGTTTTTGAATTATCGAAAACATTTGCTCATACTGTTCAACAATTTGTTCCTGTGCTTCAGCAATATAAACAACGTATTTCTTAGAAACTTCAAGATCAATATTCTTCTCTTTCAGGAGAGGGGACCAAGGAGCAAATCCCATTTGTCCTTGTCCAGCAGGAACAGCAACAATAGGATTACGAATGACAATATTATCAACAAGATCTCCAACAAGATCTGCGATTACATCTTCACCAGACCACATACGAATAAGTTTTACATTCATTTTAATTTACCTCAACGGAATTCACATTCTACCATAATTTCAGTTAATGCTGCCAGAAGATTTATTTCTTGGTCAGCCACGAACGCACATTGGTATTGATACTTAGCAATAACAAGAACGGCAGCAGGGATAGATTGGGGTGAAAGGCAATCATAACAGGCGTCATAAATCCTGCGAAGAAGACTGCTAGCATCGTTGTCCAAGTTGGAGACCACCCACTTTCGGACTTCAGGAAAGTTTTTATCCCTAAGATTTTTAATGAGTTCATTTACAGAAATATCAGAGAAGGATGCAAGAATACCAGAATCAATTTTGCCCCCAGTAGAGTACCTCTGAATCTCATTCAGAACTCTTCGGAAATCAGGGAAATGTTTTGATACCAACTCCGCAACGACTTTTTGATCATACTCAATCTTTTCTTGATCCAAGATTGATTGAAGTCGTTGAAAGAAACTTCCTGCAAGTTGAACTCTTTGCTTCCCTTTGATAGTGAAGTCAATGACGGCACATCGGGAATGGAGAGGTTCAATAATCTTGTTCTTGTAGTTGCAGGTGAAGATGAATCGGCAGTTGTTATAAAATGCCTCAATATTCGCCCGTAGTAGGAGTTGTACATCTGTGGTTGTGTTGTCACTCTCATCCACAATAATGACTTTGTGCCTACCATTTCCTTGAAGTGATACGGTCGAAGCAAAGTTCTTTGCTTGGTTCCTGACAGTATCCAAGAAACGCCCTTCGTCGGATCCGTTGATGACATAGTAATCTGCTCCTAACTGTTCGCATAGTGCTTTCGCAATCGTAGTTTTACCAATACCAGGAGGACCTGAAAGAAGAAGATTAGGAATTTCGCCTTTTTTGATAAAGTCCAAAAAAGTTTTTTTAGTATCCTCTGGAAGGATACAATCTTCCACCTTTTTTGGTCTCCACTTTTCCACCCACAAAAAATTGTCACTCATTAATAAACTCCATTCAATACATTCCAAATACTTCTTTGACTTTTTCCCATAATATCAGCAATTTGTCTTTGAGACAAACCTTGATGAGAAAGGTTGGTGATTTCTTCTTTTACTTTATCCTCCATTTGAACTACTGCTTTTTTTGGATTTACTCTTCCCACTTGAGACCTTCTTGTGTTTTCTGAACGAGGTAACCATCTTAAGTTTTCTACTTTGTTGTTGGTTTTGTTTTCATCAATATGGTCTATACACCAATCTCTACCTTTTGGTCTTGGTTCCCCCCAACATTCTACCACAAGTTGATGTAGTCGTTTTTCACGAACTACAACATACCCATCTCGTTTATCAACTCTTCCAATAGGTTTCACATTTAGAATTTTACCACAAGCACTAACATAAATGTCTGGATAAGTTTTTGATTGTTTGTAGATAATTCCGTCAAGTTCCATTAGAAGAGTTGTAAATAATATTATTTATAACCAAACTACACGAAATGTCGTTTGGTTATAATCAAATCCACTCTGGGCGTCTTTCGGGCATACGGAGGTAGTTGTCCTTCACCCAAGGTTTGGATGCGATGTATCGTTTGTATGCTTCAAATGTATCAATAGTGTCGTCAAACTTCCATTCCTCAGGCATAGCACGAGCAAATGGAGTCACCTCTGTAATCTTACCCTTGGGAAACAAATAGTATGCATCCACAAGAGTTTTGTAACAGGAATGAGTTTTATTATACCGCAGGCAGTATTCATCAGACAAGTTCAGTCCCCACTTGATTAACCAGTAAGCATTATGGATACTCTCCAGTGCCCACTTGGTGCAGGGGTGATTGCGGAATGCTCCTTTCTCGGTCTTGTAGGGGGTTCCATCCGCCTTGGGGAGGGTTCCGTACCCGTGTCCCCACTTGTCAGAGGCAACGATAGAGAGCATCTGACAGCACTCTAGAGGCATCTTAACAACATGCTTGTCTGGAAGGCAGATGGCGCTCTCAGCAGGCCAGGGAGAAGTCACAAAGATGTTCATTCCAAAAACTGCGTCAAATAGTGTATACCCCAGTCTAATGCCTGAGGTGGAATATCAGTGATGTTCTGTGCCAGTATTTCTTTTGCCTGTAGAAGTCTGTCTTTACCAACAGCATTTACATTAGCACGGGAAGCTTTCATAAATTCCTTATAATCCTCTTCATTCCCATTCTTGAATCCACTAATGTAGAGTTCTCTAACTTCTTTACAAAGTTTTTCAGTCTCAGGTGCGAAAGTAATGGTTTCTTCCTTAAGAGGAATAGTCATTGTTTTCATACAAGACATACTAAACTTCATAGCCTTTCTTGTTTCATCAAGAGAAAGTGCATATGATCTCTCATCTCTGAATGCATATTGAATGCAACCATTTGCACATTCCATTACCCGAAGAAGGGCAACCTTATCCTTTTCAGTGTCTGGTAGGTTGCCAAAGAGTTCATCCCAGTTTTTCATCCGAAAGTAGAATCAGGTTCCAGAGCAATATGATAAGTCACATTAAATCCAGTATTCCTGAATCGTGACAGAAGTTTTCGTGAAATGACCACCTCATAGTTTCCAGGAAGAATCTTAATGTTTTCTACCTTGAAGTTGAATGTGAACACTTCACCAGTCTCACCAACAATCACAGAGAAATCGTTGGAAGTATCGTTCTTTTTATCACGAACCACCAGTTTCACCACACCTGCTTCACCAACCACAGACAAGTCAGGCAGTTGATAAACAGCAGCAGCCTTAAGGAGTTTATCAAGTTCTTTGGTATCAAGAAGGAAACAAACATCTTCACTCGGAAGAACAATATCTTTTTCTGGGGGGGTGATGATTACATTTGGGTCAGCAAAGAAATACTTTGAACGAGACTTACCTTCTTTAATTACTACATAACCATCATTCTGAAAATCAAGTTCAGCATTCTGATGGAGATTTAGACCATTCAAAAACTGGTTCAAATCATAGATACCAAAGTCTTTAGGGAGTTCCTCTTCAATTGTTGCTTCTGCCAGTATATTCTTCATTACAGAAATAGTGCGAAGATTATTTCCTTCCTTAAAAAGAATGGACTGATTAATAGAAGAAAAGTTCTTCAGCAGAGTAAGAGTTTTGTCAGAGAGTTTCATAATCAATAAGGAAAGTCGGAAGTAGTGTTTTTGTGAAGACCAGCAAAGTGGTACAGAAGAATACAATAATGGATTGCTTTCAAAATGTCCATCTTAGATTTACCATTCTTCTTACCAAATCGAGAAAGATACTTGATAGCATTTGAACGAGTAAATGCTTCTGCATCGCCAATACTCTCAATCAAATCGAGAGTTTGAGTTTTAGATTGTTCGGAAGTATAGTGAGAATGATAAGTGCTAGAAAGATATTGCTCAACCTCCTTCAAAGTTTTATCTTCTTCGTATTTCCAGAAACCATTTTTATTCGTATCTTCAGACATATTCAAGTTAAAAGTAATAGTATCGGGAGCAGTGTAAGGATTTCCAACAAGATCAATTCCATCATAGTCCCAGTAATCTTGTGCCCCCGAGAATGAAATAGTATCAGTTCCAGAACCACCTGTAATTACTGCATCACCAAACGTTTTGGCGATTGAACTTTCGTAAGTGCTCTCAAAGTTTTCAGACATTTTATTTCATAGTAAAAGAACAAAAGAGGAGGCACATTGACCTCCCCACATTCTATCAAACAGACTGGAATGTGTCAATGGACTCTTCAGAAGGCATCTGAAAATCGGCATCAACTTTATCATACAGTTCCAGGAAGGCTTGCTTGGTTTCGTCATCGAAGCGGTTTACACACACTTGGATTGCCTTTGCCTTATCTTGGAAGATGCTGTAAGCACGGATAATATGAACCAGGCGGCGGGTGCTGATGATTTCCTCAATACCACCATCATAGAAGGTCTTGCGGATGATATCACCCCAGTCCACCAGACGCTTGCAGAAATCACGATCTTCCACACCAAGGTCCAGAGCAACCCCTTCCAGGATCTTCTGCTCGGTTGCAGGGGCAGGATAGGACTGCTCAAAGGTCACAGGGAAGCGTTCCAGGAATGCCTCGTTGAGCACGTTGGTGCCGATGAAACGACCATCATCAGAACCCTTACCCTTAGTGTTAGCTGTTGCGATCACATTGAAACCAGCGGCAGGTTTCACCCAGCGACCAATCTTCTTCAGGAAGACACCCTTGCCTTCTAGAATAGACTGAAGGCAGAGGATTTTGTTAGATGCGAGGTCGATCTCATCAAGGAGAAGGATTGCTCCTCGCTCCAGTGCTTCGATGACGGGACCGTTATGCCATGCAGTGTTCCCATCAACAAGCCTAAAACCACCGATAAGGTCATCTTCATCAGTTTCAATAGTAATATTTACACGGATCAATTCACGCTTCAGTTGAGCACACGCTTGCTCCACACTGAACGTTTTACCATTACCCGACAGACCCGTAATGAACGTCGGATAAAACAGACGGGACTGGATAATTTTTTTAACATCAGCAAAGTTACCAAACTTGACGAAGGTATCATCTTTTTCAGGAATAAGGTTTTGCTCTACAGGAGGAACCACAGCAGGTGCTTGGAAAGTACGTTCGATTTCTTCTACTTTTTGTTGAGTCACTTCAAGATTCCACTTACCACGGCCAACTTTAAACTGGTCAAGTTTCTTAGTAACAGTTTGATAGTTAGCATCGTTCAGATTACACCAGGCACGAATATCAGCACCAGTAACGCTGTTACCATACAGGTTCTGGAGAGAAGTGCGGATGTAGTCGGAGGAGAGTGCCATTCGTTTGCTTTGTTTCAACTCCGTTATTATAGACCAAAAAGGGGTCCGCTTGGGACCCCTGTGGTCAGTTCGCCAACTGGTTCTTGAGTTCCTTTAGGTACTCTTCACTAGCAATATGTCCAGTATAACCTGGATAATACTTATTCACTAGGGCAGGAATACCCATAGCAGTTGTGCTGCTATTACACTTAATCCATACTTCTTTTGCGTCTACTTTGACAACATGGTCAAACGGAAATTTAGTTTTCATATTCCTCATAAGTAAATGTTTTGTTTTTGACTTTTGTATCAAACTCACCAGTTTTGCCTGGATTCATTTTACCAACTTTAACACGCTTACCTTCTCCAGGCCAAGACTTGTTAGTTCCCACTAATTGAGCATCACCTTTTGGTTTCTTTTGAATTAGAACAGAATCCTGATTATACTTTTTACCAAGTTTAGTGATTGCTTTCTTAAACTTTCTCTTACCCATTTTACCAGAAGAAACTACATGTGATTTCTCACCAACTTTCTTCTCTTGCGATGTTCCTGGATTTTCAGTATAACGACCAGAGACTTTGGTGGGTCCTGGAAGACCAGCTCCTCTAATGTCTTTTTCTAATTGACTAGAACGTGCCTTATTTTCTTTTTTGGATTTGTCTCCTCTTTGAGCAGACATAATTGCCATACCACCCCTTTCTGATTTTGAACGAACTCTATTTAAAGAAGTTTCATCAATATACTCTTCCTTTGCTATAGGTTTTATTGCTACATCAGAATGAGTATCTTTAGCATGTTTCATTAAACGAATAAGTTCAGCAACTTTTTTCTTTCTCTTTTCATCTGCTCTTTGTTCTGGAGATTTTCTAGTAACAAACAACTCATTAACTTCTTCTTTTGCTTTACCACTATACTTTTTCTTTTTATTTTTTTCAGTATTCTTCTCAATCTCACGAGCAATAAGAACTCTCTTAAGTTTCATTCTCTTACTAAGTGTTGGAGGATTTCCTAAAGCACCTGCCACAGTCATTCCAATACCTTCACCAAGTTCTCCCATTGCTTTCTGCTTACGAAGTTTCTTAGGATTCTTTGTCTTGTCTGCAGAGTAGTTACTATCATTACCCTCAGGGTCTATAGAACTACGATATCTTGTGCTTCTTTCTTCATCATCCAGTTTTGAACGCATTCTCTTTGCTTCATCGGGAGAATAGGTTCTACCACTGTTGTACCATTCTTTACCTACATGACCTCTCTTCTTAGCATCGGCAGAAGCAGCTCTTCTTTTATTCTTCTGACGGTTTGCTTTGAAGTCCTTCATGGACATTCCTTCTTCAATCTCAAATTCTTCAGGCAATCCAAGTCTCTTACCTGCAGCATCCATTCTCTCCGCAGCACTCTTCTTTCTAGTCTTTTCCTCTTTCTTTTTCAACCAACCACCCTGAAACTTTCCACCCAAATCACCAGAGGGTTTGGGAAGACCTTTAAAATCCTCATAGTCCCTACCACGAACAGGGCGGGGACCACGACGACCATATGCTTCAGTGGTAAATTCTTGATAGGTCTTCATCTCTACTAAACACTTTTTGAATATTTATGCTACAAGAGAAATGAACTCACCAAGAACTTTTTTATTCAGTTTCTTAGTTTTTAGAGACTTTACAAAAGCAGACTTGATTTGTGATTTGGTAGCATCCTCAGCAACTTCAAACTCAGAATCCTGAGAAAGTGCGGTTGCTGACATTCCAAAGTATGCGTCATAACCAGAGTTAGTAATAGTGAAACTCTTCAGTTTCTTCCAGTCACTCTGGATTTTATCATACACCTTACCATCATTGATAGAGTGATAAAGTCCGATAAACCGACTTGCATTGCGACTTTCAAGAACACGAATACCAATAAAGTTTGTATTGGAAAACTTATCTTTCAGGTTCCTGAGAAGAACATCAGTGAATTCATGATACCCATAACCAAACTGATAGGTTGTTCCCATCTTACGGTCACGAAGAAATGTACTCATAGGAGCAATATATCCATTGCCAATATAAGAATCTTTCTGATAAGGACGTTGGACTTCTTTGTGACGAATCAATTGATTTGCTTCACCATCAGTCAGAACAATACACTGAACTTTCTGCAGTTTATTTTCTTTCTGGAATTTGGGAAGAATCTGATGAAGAGTAATCAGTGCTTCATTCAGAGGAGTTCCAGAAAGACACAAACGATTAGGATAGGTAAAGGCACATTGATAGGTCCTACCAAAGCAATAAGCAAGACGCCAAATGTTCAGCATTTGATGCTCCAGTTCTTTACCAGAAACTTTGCTAGTAAGAATATTCATCATAGAGAAGGTCTCGTCAACGACCAGAAGCCCATCTTTCTTTTGATAGTGAGGAGTGCGGTCTGCTGCAGAATAACGATCATTCTCATAATCATATTCACCACGACGCCACTCATTAGTGAAAGCATACACTTCAAAAGGAATAGAAACTTTCTTGCAGAACCAAACAAGATTAAAGAGTTGCTTACAAGTATCAAGCATCACATCAGACATAGAACCACTCCAGTCCAGAACAAACACCAGACCATGATTCTTACCATCGGGAATCACAGAAACCTTTTTGAAGAGGTCTTCGTTGTATTTGTAGGTATGAAGTTTGGTGCAATCAAGAATACCAGTGCGAGCAGTTGATGTGCGAGCATACTGATCTGCTGCCTTGCGGCACTCAAACTCTTTTACCAGATAGTTAACTTCTTTTTGAGCAGATACCTTAAACTTCTTAAACTCAATATCAGTTTCCTTATAGAGATTTGCGGGAGTGTATCCCTTATCCGTCGCATGTTCAATATGAATCTTTTGTTGGTGCTCAAAAGAGTTATTGATATCTTTATGAACCTCAGAGTTCTTACCAATAATAGTATCAAGATTTACTTGAGGAATCTCAACATAGATGTTTTCTTCAAAGGCATTACCAACAAGGTCACGAATTTTATCTTCCAAAGAATCCGCAGTGCGAACTTCAAGTTCTTCTTTATCTTCGGTAGAACTTACTGGTGTCTGATCACCTTGAGCAGTTCCGCCATAGGATTGCTCAGAATCAGGTTGTTGTTCCTGAGAGTTATCACTCTCCCCATCTTGCTCAGAAGAGGAGTTATTAGTCTCCACATTTTCATTAGCAGGAGACTGAGAATTTCCCTGAGTTTCGTGAGAATCGAAGTCAGAAACTTTCTGCTGTTGTTCCTTCTCTTTCTTACAATACTTATAGAGTTCTTCTGCAGCAATCAGAGTATCAGCAAAACTCTCACAGGCATTAATTAGGTTAATGATTTCCTGTTCTTCTGGTTTGAAATCTAGAGTGATGAAGTTACCAATTTTGAAGTAAAGGTTAGAACGATCTGCAAGATTGAAAGAAGAAACATCCTCATCAGCAATCTGGAAGAAATCATCTTCATTCAGTTCTTTATAACCATTGAAGAAAGTCTTAGATAGACCAGCATACCTACGCTTCATCAGTTTCTCAATGCGGGCATCCTCAACAACATTCACAAACTGATGAGGAACCTTTACAGTATCCAACCAATCCTCATCAGGTGTGAAAATGCTATGACCACATTCGTGTGCGACAAGCAAATCATAGACAACATTGCTCGCTTTCTTCCACAGAGGAAGCGTCAGAACACGAGTGTGGACATTAAAGCAGGCAGTCTCCACTTTCTTGTGCTCAACAACAATATCTTCTGTCGCCATAAGTTTGGCGAGCATTCCTTTAACTTCGTGATTAACGGGCATTTTGGTTGTGCGTTATGTCCTTATTATAGAGCACGAAATCCCTAAAAGTTTGTAGGGTGGGTCAGTTTATCAAGTGTCCTGGTCTCCCCAAGACCCACCCATCACCAGGACATTCATAACATAACTTCGTTTTCTCACCATCATTCCACCACCTTCTTCCTATTCTTACTTTACTTTGTTTCTTTCTCGTTTCATCACTAACATTTTTACCAAGATTGTTTTTCCTTGACTTTTCACGAAACTCTTTTGTTTTATACTTTTCACTTTTAGTATTGAATAATCTTCCAAGAACCCAACCATCACCGGGACATTCAATAGTATGTTTATCAACTTCACCATTGTTCCACCATCTTCTCTGTGATACTTGTTGAGAAACTTTATTCTTGTGCTCTTCTGTAAGAGTTTTTCCAGTGTTTGTTTCTTTTATTCTTTGAATACAATATTCACTTGGTTTTCTACCAGAACTTCCTTCACCACCATAAGACAGATTGATTAATATTCCACCATCTTCTTTTATACCAAGAACGCTAATGATATAGTTTTCGTGTTTATAAGCATCAAACTCTGTTAGATTTGTCTTTAAGAATATTACTCTATTTCTTGGTGGAGCAGAAATATAACTATCACCTCTTCTGTGAGCACGATATGCTCTATTTCCAATCCCCTTTCCAATATAGTAAGGTGTCCTATCTTCTCTTAACCAAGCATAAGTATAATATTGATTACTCATTTTTGGGACACGCACTATACACTATTATTTATAAAAGGAGGTCTTTTGACCTCATTCGTTTTAGAAGGATAAATCACTTCTCTTTACCCTATTTTTCATTGCTCTACTTCTTTCATTATGCCTTGTTGCTGTCTCAAAATCACCTTTTTGAGATGCTTCTTTTTCCAACTTTTTAGCAGCAGTTATTTGTTTCTTTATCTTTCTTTCTTTATCTTTACTCATTCCTTGATAAGACATTTCAGAAACAAACTCTTGGAAGGTTTTCATTTACACAAATACTTTTTAGATATTTATAGAAAAGAAGCGTCTCGTTGATTGAGACGCTTCTTGAGTGCTTGGCGACGTGCCTTTGCTTGTCGGAGTGCCTGCGGTTTAAGTTTTCGTTTCTGTTCTTTCTTGGAATGGTGCTTCCAGTTTGGGACTTGCATTGTTCTTGAGTGGTTCAGACCACCATACGGGAAAAACCTTTGACTTTCTCAAACTTTATGACACTTTCAAATCTGTCCTCAAGTCCAGTCTTGTGAGAGATGACAAAGATATTTGCATCCTTAATCACATAACGAATAATCTTAAGGAACTCTTCTGTTCCAAATCCATCAAGTGAACTATCAAACACCTCATCCATAATCAGAAGATTTGTATTGACCGAGTTCTTCATTCTTGCAACTTCTCTCCAAGTAAAGAGCAGAGCAAGGTCAATTCTCATTTTCTCCCCTTCACTAAAAGAAGCATAGGAGAAATCTTCATGAATAGGTGACTGGACGGTTTCGTTAAATTCCTCATCAAGTGTGAAGTTAATATAGAAATCCATCATCT